TGCATCGTACTCCTCCATCCCAAGCTAATCCCAATGCTCTTGCTCGTCTCCGCGGTTACTTGTTCGGATTGTTTTCTTCTTTCCAGCTCGTCCCCATGGCCGCCCAGAGCGCGGCCTTCTGCGCCTTTGTCAGGTTCAGCCCATCCAGCACGGTCTGGATCCGTTCCTGTGAAACTGTCTGCGTTCCGAACTGCTTGAAGTACGTCTGCTTGTACTGCATGTAGGCGTCATAGCCGACGCCGTCCGCTGCCAGCGCGTCCATCTTCGCCTGCTCCTCGTCAGACGCCATGACGGAGTAATAATATGCCGTCTTCGCGTTCTGTGGGATGTCGTAGGCGTACAGCATGGCGAGCTTTGCATTCTTGTCGTTGACCTTCTTCATGGCTGTCACGAATGCGTAGCTTTCTCTCTGGTCGGTTCCGCCCTCGGTCATGCCCTGATACGCTGCGGTCTCCTTCGCGGACAGCGACTTGAACCCGCTCTCCACCCAGCTCTGTGCCTCTTCCGTCGCCGTCTTGCCGAACAGCAGCGCCTGCGCCCAGCTCTTCGCCCGGTCTGCGGGATTGTCGTTATACACGGGATACTGTAAGATGTCGCGCCCCTCGTTGTCGACCGAGTAGCTGCCGCCGCGAGCCACCGCCGTCGCGCCCTGATACGTCTTGCGGATCTGCCCGCCGCCGAACGGCGTCGCCAGATACAGGCCCGGTTTCAGAAGCTCGTTTCCGATGGTCTGTGCCTTCTTCGCAGGCGCCATGTCCTCGTTCTTTGCCAGCAGCGCCTTCTCGATGTTTCCGAGGTTCGGGATGGCCGACGTCACGGCGATCCTGCCGCTGTCAATGTCCAGCCCCAGCGCCTCATCCACGCCGAGGATCGTCAACGCCTGCGTGCCCGGGAACTCAGAAATGATGTTCCCCTCAAGGTTCTTGATTGCCTGATACGTGCCCGGCTTCTCCTTCGTGAAGTCCCATTTCCCGGATACCGCCGCCTGCACCGTGTTCGGCAGCTGATACCCCGTGAAATCTCCGACCGTATCATTGATGATATCCAGCGGATCCAGCGCCGCGCGCCTGCCCACAATGCTCTCGTAGAACTCATTGTAGATCCACGCGCCGATGAGGAATTTGAACATGGCCTTGGCCAGTGCCGCCACGCCCTTCTTCCGCTCCTCCCGCGCCATATCCTTGAAGATCCAGCTGAGCTCATTGTTGACCTCCAGCTGGAACTGCGTGAACAGCTTCACCAGCGGGTTCCGCGCGGAATACAGCGTCGGCGTCGAGCCTTTGCTGCGGTCTGCCATGACGCCGGAGGCAAACTGATCCGCCTCCTGCATCGCGCTCGTCTCGCTCATGCCCCGCCGCAGATTCTGGTAATACCGCGCACGGACGACGCTCCCCGTCGTAAACGTGTCAATGGATTCCATCATCCATCCTGCACCGGCGGAGACTTTATCCATCGTGCTCATGGCCAGCCGCCCGTAGCCGCTGCGGTTGTTGATGAACGTCGACGCAGAATCCAGCCCGTCAGCGGTCTTGTAGTTTTTCAGCGTATCCCACATGCCGCGCAGCACATCCGTTGTCGACACCTGGCTCCACGCCTGCGTGATCGGAATGAAGTTTGTGAGCGCCGATCCCACGTTGGCCGCAACCATGTTCGCGCCCACGCGGGATTCAAACTTCTTCATGACGTTGTAGAATCTCCGGCCCATGAGCTTTTCCATGCCCCGGTCGAGCCGCGACTTCTTTCCCGCCAGCAGGTTCGTGTATTCGTCCAGCTCATCCACAAAGTTCGAAAGCCCATACCGTCCCTCCTTCGTCAGGTTCGTCACCTGTTCGTTGGCCTCGTCCGGGTTGAGGAACGGGTTCATCATGATCGCGTCGATCCGCTGTTTCAGGCCCTCGTCCGATGCCCGATACCGGATCTGCGTTGCCAGCGCCCGCAGCCGCTGAATGTCCGCCGTGTGGAAGATCACGTCCGTCGCGACCTCGATGTACCGGTCAAAGCCCTGCAGCGCGTCATACGCCGTCGCGTAGCCAAGTCGGTTCTGGATGTTCGCCATGTACCGGATGCCGGGTTTGAAGTTTGCCGTGAGGCCGTTGATCGTCGCAGGCAGCGGCGACACATCGCCCTCGATCCCGGCCGCCCTTGCGAACTTCTGCAGAATGCTGCCGCCTTCCTCGTTCTCCTGGAAGTGTGGGAAATATCCCTGCAGATAATTGACCGGCTCATAGCCGTTCTCAATGCGCACCCGGTTCATATCCTGGAACAGCTTGTCGTAGACCTCATGGAAAACCTTCACGGCTGCCCGCACCTTGCCGAGATCCAGCTTCGGGTTCTGCTTCTCAAATTCCTGAATCGCCGCGTTCCACTCGTCAAACGTCATCCCCCCGCGCCTTTCGACACGCGGATGCTGCTTTAGATAGTCCCGGTTGAATTCCGCCTCGCCCAGCCACTGCACCGCATAGCTCTCGGATACCAGATTTCCCTTCCGTACCTGCCGGTCTAGCTTCAGCGCCCGGATCCTGTTCTGCTGCTGCACGAGGTAATTCTTGCGTTTGCTCTCGTTCTCATGCACGGGCCAGAAATACTTGTTGATAAACGCATTGGCCTTTTCGTCAGAGACCTTGCCCTTCCGCGCGATATCCCGGATGTTCCGCTCCATCGTCTCGCGCTGGTACTGGATCCCCATGCTCTTGTCGACCCACTTGACGGCCTCGGCTTCCGTCAGCGCCTGCTCGGCAAAGTCCCGCAGACCCTGCTTGCGCTGCGCGTTCCATGCCTTGAGCTTCAGCGCCAGCATATCATAGTCAGCCTTTGCCTCGTAGACCTTCAGGATCTGCTGCCCGTTTTCCAGCCCTGCCACATAATCCGGGCTTGTCTCCCCGCGCAGCAGCCGGTTCACGATCTTCTGGTCGGCTTCCGTCAGCAGCGTCTTGCTCTGCGCTTTCTCGACCACTCGCCTTGCGTCCTTCAGCTGCGCCCACATCTGCTTCGTTTCTTCCGCTGTCTGCGGAATAGCAAGCTTTTCTTTGGCCTTGTTCTGCGCGTCCAGATACCGCTGCGCCACGCGCAGCCCGCTCGTCAGCCGGTCGATGGATTCCGTGAAATTTGCCTGCTGCCACTTCTTAAAGCTCGCCGCCTGCGGCCCGTAGTATTCATCCAGCGTCTTCTGCACCTTCTGAATGCCGCGCGCCACATCGTAGATCTGCATCAGCTGATCGCTCGGTGCGGTAATGTCTGCCGGAAACAGCTCCGGCGCCATTTCCCGAAGCTGCTGATACGCCACATCCACCGGCAAACCATCCTTGCTGATCGCCAGTGTTCCCATAGCCGCCTTCCTGAATAGATTGTAGTCTGCGATATCCTGCCGGTCCGTCTCGGAAATGGAGATCTTCTGATCCCTGATGAATTTTTTCAGGTCCCCGTACTGCTCGATATACTGCTGATCCTCCTCCACGCCCGCCTTGTAGGCCGTTTCAAAGAGGTCATTCAGCTTCGCCCGGTCAAGCTGCCCGTCCGTAAAGAACGACCGCAGCGCCTCCTCGGCCATCGGCCGCAGCACGTCCCGCTTCGCCTGCCCCGGCACGCTCAGATTCTCCGCCAGCTCATTCACCAGCCGGCTTTCCAGCCGCCGCACATACTTCGCCGCCTTCTCCCCCATCAGATCCCGATACCGCCCGTCCTGCGAAGAATACCGGATATCCGGGTTTGTCTTGTCGAACGTCCCGATGTTATCCGTAGCGGATTTGATCTGTGCGGAATCAAATACAACATAGAATTTGTCGTAAGCCAGATCTTCTTTGCTTCCATCATATTCAAAAATTACGCCGTCGTGCCCATGTTCTTTGGCGTAGCGAATAGACGGTGCTTCTGCAATGTTATCCGTAAATTGTTTCGGGGACAGTTTCACCGTGTACGGATTCTTCATCTTGAGATAGGCTTCAATGATACGGTTTCCCCCGCGTTCATCTGCCATGCTCTCTGCATAATCCCTGCTTTCACTGAAGAAGTACGCTCCGTTCTCCTGCTGGAAAGTATTAAATTCCGCATTCGTTCCGTGGTACACCACTTTCGGTGTTCCGTCCTCATTGACAACCTTGCTCGCGTTTTCCGGGTGGTTCTGCCAGTCGCCGAACCAACGCTTGAATTGTTGCGATTCCGTTACATTTTTCACGGACATATTGATTTTTGAGTCTAGCTTGCGTACAATACCATCAGAAGAAGCTGCGGCTTTCAGCCGTTCGGGGAATTGGACCCCGGCGCCTAGAAGGTTCACGGCTTCTTTTTTTACATAAAATACGCTGTTTTCTCCTACGTTGAACTGGGCGATCGCTTCATTTACAAGCGCTGTTGTGTTTTTTTCATAGGCGCTCGAAATTGCATTCACGTCCATGCGGACGCCGTTTACCGTCCGCTCCGCCGTTATCGCGATCGGAACCACCATGGAATTTTTCTCTGTTCCCACATCTACCAGTGCAACAATGCTGTGCGTACTCCGAAGCCGTGTGGTCTTCGTGTCCACATCCTTTGCCGCGATTACCATGACCGGGTCGTTCACAAAGTCCATGATGTCAGCCACGACAGATTCGCCAAGGCCATGATAATTTGTTCCTCTGCGCCGTTTCCCGTCTGCAGCCGCCTCACTTGCCGTCTTGGCCATAGAGTACACATGGCCGCCTCCGATCACAAACGGAAGATCCGGCATTCCGAGTTTTTTATACACCTCCGGCGTATATCCAACCAGTAGGGCATCATTTATTTCTTTTTCTCCGTTTAGAATTTCATGTACGTTTTTCTTGTATTGATCTGCAATTTCCTCTTGCGTTCTCGCATGTGCGCTTTCTTTGTTTTCCGCTTTCCCTACGCTGTACTTCGCCGGCGGCGCTCTCGCGCTGCCGGATTTTTTCTGCCACTGGCCGACCTCCATCTTCACGTCCGCGCGCAGCTGGTTCGTGCCGTAGTCCGTGCGGTTCATGCCGGCGTAGGTATCCGCGATGATCTCTTCGACGTAGGCGTCCGTGTCGTCACCGTAGATCCCGGCGTATGCGTCCACGTAGCTCTCGATCATTGCCTTTGTGATCTTGCCCTCAGACAGCAGCCGCTTCTGGATCTTCGCCGCCATCTCCGGCCAGCGCTTGACAAGCAGGTGATACCCCTCGTGCTTCGCCAGCTCGAACGCAGAATACTCCTCGCTGTCCGCCCGGATGAGCACGGAGCCGTCCTCCGTCACGGCAGCGTCCGCATAAAACGTCTTCCCGTCGATCTCCTGCGCCAGCTGCCCGGTGAAGAACCGCGCATTCTGTACGCCCATCGACCGGAAGAACTTTTCCGCCGCCTGGATATCCTCGCTTCTTCCCTCCTGCCCCTTCGGCATGACGCGCACTTTTTGCGTGTTGTCCTTTCCAAAGCCGAGCGTCGAAAGTTCTACTTCATCCCAAGCCTTTGCGAGATTTCTTGCACCCTGCGCTCTCTTTCTTCCGGCGTCAGCTCTTTGCTGCTGCGCTGTGCTTTGGCGAACGCCTCCAGCTTTTCCTTCGGCACGCTGATCAGCCTGCCCGACTTGTCCTTGATCAGTAACCTCGATACTGCCATTGTTTACCCCTTTCTGCCCTGCGGCAAGGCCCGCTCGATAGGCGGCTGCCGCCACGTCCTGATTCATTCCTTCTGCATAGCGCATCGCCCGCTGCTCGCTCGCGCCGAGTCTGCCCTGCTCATAGACCTGTCCGAAGCTCTGCGCATACTGCTCCGCCGGCATGCCCGTCGTATTCCCGTTCAGGAAATACGCCGCCGTCTGCTCGTCGTAGCCCGCTCTCTGGGCCTGCGTCTGCAGATACTGTTCCTCCTGCTGCAGCGCGGCTTCATCGAGCGCCTGCTCCGCGTCCGCCGTCTGCCGCTGGGCATACTGTACCGGATCCAACTCTCCCATGTTCTCTGTCCCCGGAATTGGCGCAAATAAGCTGTCCTGGTCGTACTGCCGCTGCGCCGCCTGCTGTGCCTGCTGAACGGCCTGTACAGACTGTTGTGCGCGGCTCTGTTCCTGCTCCTGCTGATATTGCTGTGCAAGCCTCTGGTTCTCCTGCGCCGTCTCCGCCGCGCTCTTGTAGATCTGGAATGTCTTCTCGTCCGCCTCGGCCTGCGCCTGCTCCTGCCGGGCCTGTTCCTGCAGCTGCTCGAGCCTGGTCAGCGTCTCCGGCACGCGCGGCTCCTGCCCTTCGTCCACTGCCGCCTGCTGCTCCTTCGCCACCTCACGCAGCGTGTTCTCCACGGCCTTCTGCGTCACCTCGCCGCCATCGTCCACGGTCTGCTGCAGTTCCTCGGCCAGCTGGTGCGCCTTCGCGCCCTCTTCCTGCGCCATGCCATAGTCGATGACGTCCTGCACTTCGCCCGCCTCGATGACCGCTCTGGCCGTCTGCGTGACGTTTGCTTCCAAAATCACGCGGTTCACGCCCGCATACGTCCCGGACATGGCAAGACCGGACAGGCCGCCCGCGAGGAACGAAAGACTGTCTTCTTTTGCGAAGTCTCCGACCATCGCCGCCAGCGCCTGTGCCGGCGTCCTGCCCTCTGCGATATAATTTGCGTAGGCCGTCATGACCTCACCCCGGTCATGCTTCGCCACCACGTCATACGCACGGTTTAGCCAGTTGGACGCGATCTCTTCCGCGCCTTCCGACGCGAACGACCGCAGTGCCTTCCTCCACACGGCCTTCCCGCTCAACATGTTCTCGATAATATCGCCCACGGAGTATTTTTCCGTGAAGCCCTCGATCGCGCCCTCGACGATACCGTCGACCAGCGCGTCCGCGTTGGACTTGCCGTTCTGGATCCCCTCATACACGGAGTCCGCCGCGACCTGCGAGCCCATCACCCAGTTCATGGTCTCCGCGACCGCGTCCTTCGCCCCCGCACCGGCCACACCGCCGAAGGTTCCCACGAGCCCCGTCGAGACCGCCATGTTGACCGCGCTGTCCAGCGCCGACGTGCCTGCCTGATAGAGGAACTGCCCCGTCGGGTTCATCCCCTGCATCACGCTCCCCCGGATCCCGGAGGAAAGCCGCGTCGCGTTGTACGCCGGGCTGTAGATGTTCGTCGGCATATCCTCGTTCTGATAGCCGCCCGCCCACTTCGGCAATATGCCACGCAGCGACTCCACATTGCCCAGTGCCTTCCCCGGCGCCAGCGCCGCAGAGAACATCGTCGCCGCAGCTTTCCCCGCGAAGGATCCGCTTCCCATCTCCTGCGCCGCCTGGTCGAGCTTCTGCGCGTTGTCGTAGTCGTCCAGCACCTTCTGCCATTCCGCCAGCCGCTTGAGCGTGTCGTCGCTGTAGCCTTTTTCGTTGAGCGCCGTCTTCGCGTCGTACTTCGCATACGCCCGCACCTGATATCCGTTCAGTTCCTGCCCGCGGTACTGCCGGAGCAGATTCTGGTCTTCCTCGCTCAGGTTCCCGATCGCCTCCTGTGCCCGGGCCAGCACGCTCTGGCTGTCGACCTGCGCCTTGCGCTCCTTCAGCGCGTCGATCTCGTTCTGCAGCTGCGTCACGCTCTTCCCATTTTCCGAAAGCCCGGTCCCGGAGAAATGCGTGTCCGCCTGTTCGATCTCCAGCGCCTCAATCTGCTTGTCCAGCTCCTGCGACGTCCGCCGCATCCCGCGCACCTGATCCCGCTGCGCGGTCTGCGCCGCTTTTGCACGCCGGTTCTGCGCATCCACGTCCCCCCGCACCTGCTGCGTGGCTGGCGCAAACCGGCCAGCCAGCAGTGCGCTCTGTCCCTGCAGCGCCAGCGTCCCAATCTTCAGCCCCTGCGCCGCCTCCACGCCGCGCAGATAATTCTGGTACGTCCCGTACTGCTTCTGCATGCCAGGCGACCGGCTGTATTCCTGCTCTGATACCTTCCCGTCGGTCTCCGCCCCCGCATTCTCCGTCTTCTTCTGTCCGCTCGCCCGGCCCTTCAGCGCGGCCCCCGGCTCGATCTGCGCGAGCTCCGCTTCGCGCACGGCATTCTGATATGCCATAAACGCCGCATACTGCTTATGCAGCGGGTCGTCCACGGTTGTCTGCCCGCTCTGCGCGTTCTTCCCGTAGTCCGGGTTCGGCAGGCCGTACTTGCTCGCGATCTGGATCTGCTTCTGGTTCAGCGTGATTCTTCCGCCGCGATAGGCGGAGGGAGCCTGCTGCGTGCTGGCTCCCTGTCCGCTGCGGATGCTCTCTGCAATCCGCTTTTGTTCCTCTGTCAGTGTGATTCGTCCCATGCTTCCCTCCGTTACCGCTGCCGTAGATACGTCGCGCCGTAGTATTCCAGATACGCCTTGAACGTATTGGACTCCAGCGCATTGTAGCCCTTGCTGTTGAGGTAGTTATCCAGCGTCCGGCTGTCCAGATATACATTCGGGTTCTTTGCCCGGTACGCCTGCGCCGCTTTTGCAAGCGTGTTGTTCTTCTTGTCGCTCAGCTTTGAAGATGAACTGCTTCTCCCACCGCCGCCTCCGCCGCCGGATTTCTTCGCCGCAGCCTGCTCCGCCGCCAGCGCCTGCAGGTATGCTGCGTTCTCGTTGTTTGCCTTCTGCGCCCAGTAGTCGAGCATCGTCGCCCACTGGCTCTGGTCCAGCGACCGTTCCGAGTTGTACGCGCTCCGCGCATCCGAAAGATCCGAATAATAATCGCTGACCGTATCCCGGTACCGGCCGTAGTCCGTATCTTCCCGGCCCTTCACGAGACTGTACTGGTTATAAAGGTCCGTCCCCTCATCCTGATACCGCTGATATGCCTGCTGCTGCAGCTGCGGCACGATGTCGTTGAGGTTCTGCAGATACGCATTGTACGCCTGCTGGCCCACCTGCTCACCGTAGGTCGATCCGTAGCCTCCCGTGAGTGCCGCCGCCTGCCCCATCGTGTCCTGCATGGCAAGCCGCCCGAGACGCTGATACTGCTCACGGTACTGCTGGTACAGAGGGTCCGTCCCCATGTCATAGCTGAATTTCTTCCGGTTCCGGATCTGGTCATACAGGCTCGTCAGCTCATCGTCCCATCGCGACTGATACGCGCCCGGCTTGCTGGCCTTGACCTGCTCCAGATACGCCTGCGCTGCCTGCACGCTGCCCGACGGCGTGTACCCGCTCTCCAGCCCGTTCAGCTTGCTTCTCGTGTAGTCCGACACGCCGGACATGGTGTAAGGGCTGTTTCTGGTCTGATAGCTGCCGCCGTAGTTCCTCGTCGTCTGGTTCTTGTTCACCAGCTGCGACTGGTAGCTGCCGTCCGCGTTCACGCCCGTGATGCGGTACGTGCCGCCGCCGGTCACGACCTCGTCGCCGGTCGAAAGCCCAGCCGGGGCCCTGCCGCCCGACTCTACTCGATATACGCTCATAGTCTCACCGCCTTAAAGCTTGAAATGTGTCGCGTACTGCTTCGGCATGTACGCCTGGTTGTAGGCGTTGAAGTAGCCTTGATAGTAGCTGTTGTACTTCGCCGCCTCGTTCGCATACTTCGTCGTCTCTCCGTTGGCGTCGCAGATCTTCATCCCCAGATACCAGCGGTAGATCTCATCATACGGCCACGGGATCAGAAGCTGGGTCTCTAAGTCCACGTCCTCCCCGTAGCCCGTAAACGGCTCCGGTTCCTTTTCGTGCTCGTGCGTACAGATGATATCCCGGTACACAATCCCGTCCAGCTCCGACAGCCACCGGACCTTATCCGGCGTCTCGTACTGGTTCGACAGTAACCGGTCGACCGTCTCGATCGCTTCCCGAATTTTCATTTTTCCTCCTTACCAAAAGAAGGGGCATTTCTGCCCCTTCCTCTGCTTCATGCCGTCATGGGCATTCACTTGTCAGTTGTCCGCCTGCGCGCGGCGGAAAGCTTCCTCCTCCGCCATCCGCGCGTTCATCAGGACTTCATACACCGGCAGCGGAACCTGCACGTCCTTGCCCTTCGGCACCTGAAACGTCCGGCCGTTCACCGCCACGAAGCGGCTCTGCTCCTCATTTCCCTGCCCGCGGGGCAGGTAGATCGTCTTCATGACGTCCCACACGTCTTCCGGGTTTGCCTGTACAGCCGCCGCGGCGGTCTCTTTCGTTGCCATGCTATGTGCTCCTTTCTCAGTTCGCCTCGTCCGTGCCGGAGTATGTGCCGCAGCTCTCCACGCGGACCATTCGGTCCTCATACAGCAGCTTTGCCGCCATCTCGGCCTTGTAGCCGACGGTAGAAAACTGATCCAGCGGGCCGCCGATCTGTCCCTTGTTCTTAATGATCATCTCAAGATTGCCGCCCTCCGGGTCGATCATCTTGTATGCGTCCTTGCCGAGGAACAGCGTCGCGTACACGCTGTAGTAGACCGTCGTTCCTCCGCTAGACGCTGCAGTCTTGACCGGGCAGGTCGAGTTGTTGAAGATCTTCGCCTCCGTCGTCTCGACAAACCGGACGCCGTGCAGCTCGCCGATCTCACCCGAGAACAGCGGCGTGACGTCTGCGTACTTGTGTGCCTCGACCCATGCGTCCGAGGACCGCAGGTCGTATGCGACCGACGGGTGGATGATGGCGACGTACTTGCCGTCGATCTTCGGAGCCTTCATCTTCTTCAGCGTCGTCACGGCCTTGTTGACCTCGTCCGGCGTCAGTTTCGCCGTCAGGTCGAGGCCTGCGCGGCTGGTGACTGCCGTATGCGCGCCGCCCGCTGCAACCTTGTCGCAGTACTGCACGTTCGAGCCTCCCACGACCGCATCGCGCACGCGCTTGTCGATGGACGTACCCGCGGAAGCGCCGAGCTCTTCGGTCGCGCCGAGGATGACGTTGTCCAGCGCATGCAGCTCGAGCTGATCGGAAACCGTCACGTACAGGCCGATCTGCTTGAGTGCGCCGGTCATGCTGGTCTGTCCCATCTTCTGGCCGGTCGGGATGACGCCTTCGGTCAGCTCCTCCGCATCCGGCAGCGTGTTCCACTTGCGCCACTCCACGGTCTTGCCATGGTTGCGCGGCAACAGCTGACGGCCTGCCAGCTGCGCATGCACGAGGTTCGGTCTGGCGTTTTCAAGCAGCTGCGTGTCGTAGAACGTCTTCATGGTCAGCGCCAGCGTGTCGTTGCCGCTGAATGCGGTCGTCTGACCGGTGCCTGCGTTTACGTAGTTGTCGGTCGCGTTGACGAGCGTACCGGCGTCAGCAAAAAACTGAAATCCGACTTTGGATTTAAACATGGTTTCTTATCTCCTTTCTCAGGGGATCACTCGTTCCCCTCTTGCCGCGCGGCGGCGCATGTCCTCCACCTCCGCGCGTGACCAGTGTGTTTTCATCGGGACGTTCTCTCCGCCCGCAGCGCCGGAGCCGATCTCCTGCGGCCTTGCGCCCTGCGCCTGGATGGTCCGCATGACGTTCTCCCGCGCCTGGTTCGCCACCAGCTGCGCCTGTGCCTGTGCGATCTCCTGCTGGTGGATGACCTCATAGGCCGTCTTCGGCGGCACGCCCGCGCCCATGAGCCGCGCAAAATCCGGGTTCTGCATCTCGGTCTCAAAGTCTGCGCCGTACCGCGCCGTCACATCCCGGGCAAAGTCTGCCTGGATCCCGGCGAAGGCTTCTCGCATCTGGTACTCCTGCAGCTGCCGCCGCATGGCCGTATTCTCGGCCCTGCCGGCGTACTCCTTTTTGATGGCGTCCGCCGACATGCCCTTTTCCATGGCCTCCGCGCTATAAAGCCGCTCGTCAGCGGAAAAGCGCTGTGCCAGTGCCGCGAAGTCCGTCTTCCTCGGGTCCGACGTATCGATCCCATAGAGCGCGCCCAGCTGGTCGATGATCGGCGCCATCGCCTCGGCCTGCCCCTTGTACTGGTTCAGCCCGCGCACGCGCTGCTTTACGACCTTCTGCACCGCAGAATCAAAGTCCTGCTTGTACCGGCCCCGGATCAAGCTGTCGAACGTTTCTTCCTGTGTACCCTGTCCCTGAGCGTCGGGGACGTTGACCGGCTGCTGCTGCACCTGCGCCTGTGCGGCTGCCTCCTGCCCGCTCTGCTGACCGGCGACGTCAGCTGCGCCCATGGTCTGAGCGCCTGCGCCCGTGAATTCGCCTTCCATGCTGTAAATTCCTTTCTGGCGTTTATTCTAAAATCATCGTAGCACAAACTTTTCCTAACTTCACCCCACGCCAGCCAGAAATAATCTCGCCGGAATGGGCCGCCGCAATCGTCGGTTCTTATCCCGGCTGCGTGCTTTCTTCCGACTTTTTGCGCGCATTCTCCACGATCTTCGGCTCCTTCTTCTCTCCGGTGTTGATCTCCGGCTTCTCCGCTGCCGCGGCGCTCGCCTGCGGGACTGCCTGTCCGCCCTCCTGCAGGATCTGCTGCGCCAGCCCCTCACCCATGACCGGATCGTACCGGTCTGCCAACGCCAGCGCCAGCTGCTGCCACTCGACCAGCCGCTGCTGCAGGTCCGCGTTCTCCTGGACCTTCTGGATGATTGAGTCCTTCCCGTCAAAGTCCATCATGTCGAGCGTTGCAAGCGTCTGGTCCACCATCTGTGGGTTGAAGAACCCCAGCTGGAAGAACTGCAGCGCCAGCTCGTTCTGCGCCATGGACGCGTACTCGCTTGCCTTCTGCGCCGAGACCTCAATGTCGAAGACCGGTTTCCGCAGCCCGTCCGGCTGTCCGTTCGCGCCGTAGAGCGTCTGTGGCTGCAGCCCCTGATTGCTGTACTGTACGAACTGCTCTGCCCCGCGCTGCCCGATGATTCGGAACTGCCTCGGCAGATCATAGAACTGCCGGATCCGCTCAATGACCATCCGGATCATCCGCGCGTAGGCCCGGTAAGCCGACTTTGTGGAGTCCTTGCTGCTCCGGCCGGACGCTTCCTGCAGCGCTGCAATGGCCGAGGCCGCCGTCACGCCGGAGCTCGTCGCGCCGTTGTTGACGTCCGTGTTTCCCGTTGTCCACTTGAGCTCTTCGATCTTGTTCTGCAGAATGGCGATATAATTGCTGTTGAGCAGGTTGACCTGGATCGGCTGCAGACTGTCCTGCCCCAGATTCCCGTCCACATGTACAAACGGCTTCGTCCAGTCCGCGAACTCCTGCTCGTTGACCGACCCGTCCGACCGCTTGAACCACCTTGGCGTCGTCGCCATGATCGCGTTCTTCACGATCGCCTGGTTCATCCGGTCGATCTGCTCCTGCGTCGACTTGCCGATGTCGATATACCCATACCCGGCAATGCTCCCCTCCACCGGGAACAGCGCGTCGACCACGAACGGGTATTCCCCGTCGTCATACAGCCCCGTCTCGGCCATGGGCCGCCCGGCCGGCTGCTGCACAATGCTCCCGTCTGGCAGCGTCAGCGTGTCATATTTCTGTTCCGTATCGTTCTCCGTCGACTGCAAAACCGTATCGCCCACCAGCTTCGCAAAATGCAGCACCTGCCGTCCGTTCTGATATTTCTTGTAATACCAGTCCACCACCATTGACTTGTTGTCAAAATTGATGACGTCGTCCGTGTTGTACTTCTGCTGGATCTGCTGCTTGGAGTTGAGTTTTCCCTGCAGCTCCGGGTACTTCTCGACCAGCAGATCGTTGTCCACCATCTCCGTCAGGAAGATGTTCTTCGACTTCTGCAGATCCCGCACGCCCGGCTCCCAGAAGAAAGACAGAATATCCACCGGCTGCACCGAGATATCCCCGAGGCCGTTCAGCTTCGAAGAATCCCACTTCACGTGCCAGATGAGTGTGCCCTGCTTGAGCTTCGTCCACTGGCTGTCCGAATAGACCTCTTCGAAGTCGTTCTGTTCCAGAATGACCGGCAGCACTGAGGAAAGCTTCGCCGCCTCCTCCCTGTCGTCCGGTTCCCGCGGGCGGATGGCCGGGGCCGGATAGGCCGCAATCGCGTCCGCATGCTTGCCCATGATGACGTTGAAGAGCCACGCCGACGTCCACTTGTCGTCCTCCGGGTTCCCCTTCTGGATCCGCTGCCAGCTGCGCATGCGCCACCAGTCCTCCGAAGCAATGACCCGCGCCTCCAGCGCACTCTTGCCCTGCCGGTATTTCTGCAGCGTGTCCATGGCCTTTCTGGCCTGCTCTTCGCCGATGGCCTTTCGCGCCGTCATCCCGCTCGCCGTGTCATTCTGCATGGTCGTCTGCATCTGCTCTGTCTGCATTGTCCGCTTCCTCCTTCCGCAGGTCTTCCGCCGTGAGCCTCGCCACTTCGTTCTGGATCCCGTCCAGCACAAAGCCCACGATGACCGGCGGCAGCCCCGCCTCGTTGATGGCCTCGATCAGCCGCCCCCGCAGCTGCACCACTGCTTTTGTAATATTCATAGCTCCTCCTATCCGTTATAACTGCTGATTGCCCGATTAAGCGCTTCCTTGAGCGCAGAATAGCTGTTTGCAAAGTACGTCGCTTCCAGCTTCGTCCCTGCCGATACCGTGCTGACGCTTCCCGCGCCTGCCAGATTCCCGATGGCGTTTGCCGCCTCGTTGTAGATGGCCGCCGTAATCGTCTGCCCGGCGTAGGCCGTCGTGAAGGAAATGCTCCCGTAGCCTCTGGCGGCCCGTACCTCGTTGATCTTCGCCGTCATCCGGTTCCAGCTTGCCGCCGTCAGATACGTCACGGCCTTCCCCTCTGCGATATACGACGCATCGTCGCTCGTCCACGCGAAGGCCGCGATCTGCGCCTTCGTCTCGCCGGATACGGTGTTGGACGTCTTCGAGTCCGTCCCGGCCTTGTTTACGATCCAGAAATAATACGTCGTGCCCGGGTCCAGCCCCGAGACCGTCACCGGTGAGCTGCCGATCGACTGCGATCCGATGGCCGTATAGCTCGTCTTTCCCCAGTAGAGCGTCCAGCTTCCGTACCCGCCGCCGTTTTTGTCCCACGTGACCGTCGCCGTATTCTTCGTCAGCGTGACCCCGCTGATGTATGGTGCGACTGCCGTGATCTTCGTCTTGTAGTACACGCGCACGGCCTGCCCGCTCGTGATGGGGATCGTCTCCGTCGCCGCGTGATTTGTCGCATACCCTTCCGACGCGAGCCTGAAATACTGGAATTCATACTCCTGCGAATACGTCTGGTACTGCGTGCCGGACATAGACAGGAAAAACGAATTGCCGATCGTGCCGGAGACGGACCCGTCTGACAGCGTGTGCTGCCCGTCCAGGTAGTTGTAGATCGGAATCGTTGTGGTCTTGCTCTGGTAGTAGACCTTGACTGTCTGCCCCTCCTGGATGGGGATCGGGTAGCTCGCTCCATGCTCCGTGTTGTAGTTCTGCGACGAGAGCCGGAAGTACAGGAAATTATACTGCTGCGAGTACGTCCGGTATTGCGTTCCGGACGCCGAGATATAAAACGTATCCCCGATGCCGCCTTTGAAGGACCCGCTCGCCAGCTGCGTCAGGTTATCCAGGAAGTTTAGAATGCTGACCGTCGCCTGCGAGGTCGACTGTGCCAGCGTCCGCACGCTGATGGAGTTTGTCTCGGCGACAAGCGTCCCCGTGCTGCTGTTGTAGATCCGCACGCGGCAGATATACAGTGTGTCTGGCGTCAGCCCGGTAATGATCCGGCTGAACGTTGTCGTGCCCGCAGCCGAGTCCGTCACCGTCGCCATGACCGTTCCCGCGAGGATAAATTCATATTTCCGTTTGTACGCCGTCGTGGACGACATGCCCGAGATCGTCAGCGTGATACTTGTCGGCGTACCCGACGCGCCAGATAGCGTTGCCATTCAGCCAGCCCCCTTATCCGAACACCGGCGTAATGCCGCTTACGCCGCCGGAAGCGGTAAACCGGATACTCCCGTCCGATTTTATCTGCATACTGGCTGTCCCAGCCGCGTTCTGCAGATACACATCGCCGCTTGTCGAGCGCACGCGCACCGCCGGGCCCGACAGGTCGACCGCATAGGCTGCCGAGCTGGAGGACGTAAACTGCAGACTTCCCTCCGCTCCTCCGATCGTGCCGTTCGAGAAGTTTGTGCCCGCGATTTCAAGCCCGTCACTGATGATGTTGATCTCATCCATGATCTGCTTGAGCTTCGTCTGTATGCTCGTACCGTCGAGCTTCAGATCCGTTGCGTTGATCGTTCCGCCGATCTCAGCCCCCGTGCACGTCAGCTTGCCGTTCGCGTCGACCTTGAATTTGTCCTTGATGGAAAGCCCGCTCGTGCCGAAGTACATGCTCGCGCTGCCCCCAAATTCGTTGGCCGTGCGGTAAATGCTGCTTTCCGAGATCGTCCACGGCCCGAAGGTCGAGTCGGCTGCCGCCGTGATCTTCCCCGACAGCACCGCCCCCGCCGCCTCCAGCGTCCCGGACGGGAAGTGGAGTTTTTTATTGCTGAGATACGCGACCTCCTGCCCGTCCTGCCAGAAGCTCACCCGGTCCGGCGTCACCGTCACCAGCTCATTTTTCGTCTGGTCGATGACCCGTTCGCCGCCGTCCGTCACCGTCGTCTCGATGTTCCCCACGCCCACGCCGTACACCGGCACAGCGTCCTTGTAGTACAGCAGCCCCGTCTTGATGTACTGCTGCGAATTGACGGAAAACTGGTTGTTGACGCCCGCCGTGTAGTCATACAGCTGTTTGATGCCGACGGAGTTTCCCTCGATCGTCAGCTGCGTCTTCTCGAGATACTTGCCGAAGTCCGAGATGGCCACATAGCTGCCGGACAGCTTCGTCGACCACGTCTCCGAATTTGCCGCGGCGAAGTCCGCCGTCTTGATGATGAGGGACTTTAAAGCCGCGTATCCCGAAAGCGTTGTCTTCTTCTCCGCCTCCGGCAGGCTGTCCGCGTCGATGGCCTGCGAGATCTCCGTCAGCGTCGCCTTCGCCGACCAGTCGGCGAGGTTCAGCTGCTCCGTCACGCTGCACAGATACCGCCGCATGCTCTCCAGCTGCTCCTGCGTCGTCTTCCCCGCGATCGACGGGTATGCAAGTGTTAAAGATCCCATTATGCGTCACTCCCTGCCTCTAAAACCCGCGCCAGACTGAGCAGCTTCATCTCGCCCTTCCCCGTCAGCCGGAACTTCAGATGGTCACATCTGGCCGGGCGGATGGGCAGCAGGAAGGTCCTGAGGCCTCGCCCCTCGATATGCCCGCAGTGCCGCCAGACGCCATCGGAATCGTACTGCACCCAGAAGTCGACCGAGGAGCCCTTCGGCAGCTGCATCCGCAGATTGATGCGCGAGACGTATTTCTTCCCGACGAGTCCATACGTCATGATCCCCGTTTCCGCCATCCAGTCGACCGGGCCTTCCAGCGTCCCAACACTCCCGTACACGGTTTTGAGCGTCCCGTCCTCAAGGAAATACAGCTCATCGTCCACCCTGGCGAAGTCCGCCGCGTGGGTATCGTCCTCCCTGTGCCATAACCCCTTGCGGGTGTCGTAAACGAACAGCGACCAGTTATGGCCTTCATCCTCCATGCTGATGAAATACTTTCCTCTGGCGCCGCCCGCCACGGCGTTGTAATACAGCTTCGTCCCGAAGCAGCTGCCGATCTCCTGCGGCAGACTCCCGTCGTACACGCAAACGCCCATCCGCGATTTGTAATACAGCCGGTCATCCACCACGACCAGGCTCTTGCTCGACCCATTCTGCACACCCGCGCATTTCTGCACGACCACCTGATGCGCCCCCGTCGCCGACGGATACACCCGGTGGAAGCAGTCCTCCTTGAAGAAGATCGGGCTGTCGGCCAGCGTCGCCGCGCCGGTCCACTTCCCGTCCGTGCCGCAGCTCGCGCGCCACGAATCCGTCGACACGCCCTGGTAGCACTCCCAGTTCTTAAAATCGCCCAGCTTGCAGCAGTAGATCTCATTGACGGTCTCGCCGTCCGCCACGCCGTACTTGCAGCCCCACAGCCGGTTCCCGCTCTCGGTGATGAAGTCCATGCTTGGGACCTTCCGGGCTGTCTTCACGGTCCCGCTCGTCACCTTCGTCGTCTCGTCGACGAGGCCCACGATCACGAGGTAGCTCTCGCCCACGTCGTACAGGATCTGGCTGCCGTTGAGCTTCTCGACCTGTTCGTTTCCGGTCAGCCCCGAAAGCCGGATGCCGTCGTATTGCTGAAAGCCCTTCCCGATGCCGTTCGCGGAAAGCTTCAGATACACCGTCGGCACGGATACCCACTGGCTTGTCGCTTCCGCCCACTGCTTGAGCGTGTGGAGCTTGCCGGACGTATCCAGCCAGTACTGCCCGTTCGACGGGCTTTCCGGCTGGCTGGCCTGCGTGTAGCTGACCGTCAGCGCCGTCCCGTCGACGAGGCAAAGAGAAATTTCCACGTTCGTGCTCGATGCGTCGACCACATTCTCCTGCCCCATGTACCCGTTGTCGGAATACTTCTCGGTGTTGAAGTAGATCCCGTCCGGGAAAATGCACAGATACGCGCCCATGGAAATGAGCTGCTTTTCCCCCGCCGAGATCGACACGGACGGCATATACGCCTCCATCGAAGCGCCGTTGATATAAAGCACCCGGTCCTGCACCCAGCACAGTGCATCCTTCGCCAGAATGCCCTGCACGCCCTCGATCGCCTGCGCCGTCCCCCGCCTTGGCCGCGGGGAAAGAAGCGGATACTCGTCCGCCGACAGATTCTCCATGTCGTAAAACTCCCCGTCCGCCAGCTCGAGGTTGTGGTTGTATCCGAGAAAGACCTCCGTCATCATGGTCTGCCTCTCAGTCTCCGTCAGTTGTGGTGCCAGCATGGCCTTACCTCCGTTTCATCATGTCCAGCGGATCAAACAGAACCGGCGGTGCTTCTGCCGGTACCGTCGGCTTGATCGGCCGCGACATGCACATATACCGCCATTCGTCCGCGCAGTGATCCTCCATTTTCGTATCCAGATCCTCCACCTTGTGCTCGTCATACATGAGCATCGGGATCGTCCGGATAAACGCTTTGCACCCTGCAAATACATACATTCTCGGGTATCCATCCGGGTCAAACTGTAGCCGGTAGTGGCACTGCATCCACCCCGCAATGCGCTCGTTGTCTCCCGGTGAAAAATATACACCGTATTTCGCTGCGGTCTGCATGATGCTCTCTCCGCGATCCGCCGCCCAGCACGCCGGGTCGGCGACGCCGATGATGTTCTTTCCTTTGAGCCACGCATGCGTCCGCTCGATCCTGCTGATCTCCGCAAACTGCTTGTCTGGGTTCCACTTGACGCCCTCGTTCGGTGTCTTCGTGCATCCGTAAAGCTCCAGAATGCGATAGATCACGCCGTCATAGTCGACCGCCCACCACGCACAGGAAAACGGCTTGCCGTAGCCAAAGTCATAGCTCCTGCAGATCGTCCACCCGTCTGGGATCTCAAACGGCTCAATGACATGCGTCCAGCGCCGGTCTTTGTAGTGTTCCGGATCGTCCCGGAAGTCCTCAAAGAATTGCCCTTCGTAGACGTCCCACCTGCCATACAGCCATGCCTCGCGCAGCTTCGGCGGCAGTGTTTCGAGCTGCTCGATATACTCCGGCTGGATCTGCATCAGGACTTTGTTGTCCTGCACCAGTGCCTGAATGAAGCTGTAGTTTTCCGGCTTCTCTTTGTCCTCAAATCTGCGGTCAATGAACAGGCGCTTGAAATACGCATGTGCCGGGCCGCCCGGGTTCAGCGTGTAGTACGTCCGCTTTGGAAACGGGTTCGTGCCGCGCACGCAGGCGTTGATCTGGTCGATCCACTCCTTTTGCAGCTGCCCGGCCTCGTCAATGAACAGCACGTCGTATTCCGCGCCCTGGTATTGCCCCAGATCTCCCGCGTTGTCGCAGTAACCGAACGTGATCGTCGATCCGTTTGGGAACCTGAAGGTCTTGTCGGTGGTGTTGTACTTCGCGATCCCCGCCAGCTCTTTTTTCAGCGGCTCGATGTGGTTGTTCCGGAGCTCAGGCATCGCGCGCCTGACGATCAGAACCTTGATCCCTGCGAAGTGCAGTGCCAGCAGCTTTGCCTTCGTCCGCACAGCCCAGCTTTTCCCTCCGCCGCGCGCACCGCCATAGGCCACATGCCGGTGATGATCCAGCAGAAACAGCTTTTGCTTTTCGTTCGGTTCCCCGAAGCAGCGCTTTTTCATCCCGCGTAAGCCTCCGCCTCCGCCTCCATCGTGATCCTCTGGCTTTCATCCTTTTTTTCGCCCTCCGCATCCCGTCTGTAGCGGAACCCATACTCCAGCGCGAACTGTGCCCCACGCTGAGAATCCCGGTCAAACAGTCTTTCGGCCGTATATTGTTCCACGCGCGTCTGCGCGCGCGAAATCGTGTCCATAAATTCTTTCCTGGCCTTGTAGTTGTACAGGCTCTGCCTGCTGGAAAAGCCCAGCGCCAGCGCAAGCCCCGGGATCGTCGGCGGCTTCCGGTTCACCCAGACCGGAGTCCCATCTTTTTGGTTGAAAACGATGTCCCCGTCCTTATCCCGCAGGATCTCTCCCTTGCAGCTCTCAAAATACGCCTCGATCAGCCCTTCGATCTGCTCCACGGATTCATACTTCGGTTTTCTCGCCATGGCTCACGCCTCCCTTCTGCTTTTCAGCATAGCGTATCCGGAAAATCTTTTCACCCCACGCACGCAGAATGAGCGCATACGGCGTTCCGCATGCGCTTCGGCTCTCATTCTGTTCTTTCGTAGTATCGGAGCTTCGCCGCCGCGATGCTGCACCGCACGTAGTCAAAGCTGGCGCAGTATCGCGTGATGTAGTCTGACGTCTCCCGCCGCTCAGGAAATGCGAGCACGCATTCTCCCTCGCAGCGGATCGTCTTTTTCCCGGCTGCCTGCCAGAATGGGCAGATATACTCCCTGTGCCAGTAGTCGCTCGTCCCTATCACCCTTTCGTCTTAAAACCTTACGCATATACAAGGTTTAATTTAAGCGGCTCCCGTTCCGCTTGTGCTCTGATCTTGGGTCGACTACATACTTATAATATTGATACCCGTACTTTGTCGTCCGGGCCTCTACGAGGATGTAACCTCGCGGGGCGACGGGCGGATGCTTTGGGCTGTACTCGCGCACGGCCTCGGTTGCTGGTTCCGGCTCGGGTCGGATACAATTTCGCGTCGCCTTGTACCGGTGGCCGCCGAATTCTTTTCTCCAGTGCGCATGCAGGTAACTGGCAAGTGCTGTGTAGTCCTGGCCGTGGTCGACCTTGTTTCCCTGCTCGTCTATATAATAGTTGTGCTTTCGCAGGTGCCGAACCTCGATCACGCTGCCGAGCCCCCAAAGCCCGCCGATGGTTTCTTCCGGGATCCCCTCTGTTACCAGGTGCAAATGGAAGCGATTCGTTGTTTTTCCTCTTCCGTAGAAAGCAACGATTTTGGCCTCCGGATAGTGATACTGCATGCGGCGCACAAGGTTGTCGCGCACTCTGCGCATTTCCTCTGCGGTATGTACCTCGTTTTCTGCATCCAATGTCAGGGTGGAATACAGGCTTGTGGGCGAGAAATTGTCGTTCATCAGCGCAACGAGCCGATCCAGCGATTGCTTGCTGTTGAATTCATCGCGCTCCGCCTGCGTCTGGAAGCGCGGCTTTCGCGGCTTGCTGGTCTTTTTGTCCGCGCCATCGGACACGGTATAAACGATCTGCGTACATACCGCCCCGGTAAACAGGCGGCGCTTGTGTCTCTTCACCATAGTCTCAGCTCCTCCCATCTCTGCCCGCTCAAAGCGTGGCCGGAAATTCCGGCCACATTTTCAACGGTCAGTTCGTGTATCCGCATGCCTTGCATGTGCATACGTCTGTCTCAGCGTCCCATTCGCAATCTGATGCCCCGCATTTCGGGCAGTGCCCCCACGCACCTCGCGCTCCTTTGGGGTCTGGCCCCGGCCCATTCAGCTTTGCATACCACAGATCCCGCTTCTGGCCCTGTTCTTCCCAATGTGCAGTGTGCTCACGATTGTCCCCGCGTTTCTCTCTTGCCTTCTCGATCCGCATTTCCATGCGATTCTCCCTTCAAATTGTAAGTACTTCCCGCCTCGACTGGCGGGTGAATTTGCGTTCCGGGCAGAAGCGGCATTCGGTGCAGCTCCAGGCGCCGCGGTAGTTGTTGCGCGTCGGGCAGAAGGCGTTGTAGCAGATCCCGGAGCCTGCCCGCTGCGGGCCGCGGCCGGATTTTTTCTTCTTCGGTTCGGCTTTTGGCTTTTTGGCTGGATTCTTCTTGGTGACGAGCGTGGCCGCGCGTTCTTTCCGGAAGCAGCCGCAGCTTTTTGCATGCCCGTTCCGGAGGTATTTTCCGTCCTTGCTGCAGATGGTCCCGCATTTACACCGGCAGATCCAGCGTGCCCTGTCTCCTTTTTTGCTGGTATCCCGCCCGATGACGTGCAAATATCCAAAGTCCATGCCCGTCAGATCGACTACGTGTGACATTTCCATTCTCCTTTCGTCAGGGGCCGGTCTCCCGGCCCCTATGCAGAGCGGACTTGCACCGCCTGCGCCTGCGCGTCCCCCTGTCGCCGCAGACGAGCTGCCCTTGTCTGCTCAGGCAGCTTTCCATAAGGAGGTAACACGATGCCGCCGGGCGATCCCGACACCCGGCGTGGGGTAACGTTGACGGTTCCCATCCGCGCGCACGTTCCACACGCGCTTTTTATCCCCGGCCCGCGGGCTTGAGGTGTCGCGGGCCGGGTGCAAAGCCGGGGTGATCCTCCCGCAGCCGTCTCATGGCGGAGCGGCCGCGGCATAAGTCCGAAAAAATATGGTTCCCCGGCTGATTGCTGGTCTTAGTCCTCGGGCTGGCTGATGTCCTTGTGTCGCAGCCCGTCGGCGTTCTCGGTCAGCGGCAGCGCCTGCCGCCGCGCGTGCTCATCCTGGTTCCAGCCGCACCGCGCGCAAAGATCCGGCGCGAGCTTTGCATACGGACAGGCATTGCCCTGCTTCGGCAGCCCGCATGCCTCGCGCGGGCTGCTCTCGTTTTTTTCTGGCATGCTAAACCTCCTGGATCTCGATCCCGAATTTGGACCGCATGAATTTCCGGTTGCGCAGATACTCCTTTGTCCGCGTCGGCTTGGTCTTCACATCTTCGACGACGAGCTTGCCGCCGAATTTGTATGAGAAGTCCGCCGTGTCCCGCCCCGCGCGGATGCGCTCGCCAGTCTCGGTGATGTAGCTCTCCTGCAATGTAAACTGCTGTTGCAGGCGCAGATCGGAGATAATGCCAGCCCGGAGCATCACCATCAGCTCGTCATACCGCCGCGCCTCCTTCTGGCTGTCGAAGCGCAGCTCGCCGCGCTCGGCGGGCGTGCTGTGATACTTTGAGGCCTTCTTCGGCGCCGCGGCAGCCCCCGGCATCTGCTGCCGTGCATAAAGCTCCCGCATCCTCGGTGGCATGTCCGCCATCGATTCAAACCGCAGTCCGCTCATTCTGTAACTCCGTTTGTTCGCAGTTTTCCGGCTGTGCATCCAAAATCTGCGTGATGATACTCTCCAACTGTTCTGCAGCACGCATATCCCTCGCACCACGCTGCATACTTACTGTGCCTGCAGTCCTTGCACCGCACCACCTCCGCAACGTCGGCGGCGGGCTGACGCAGCAGGAGCGTTTTCACCCGCTGCGGTGTCCAGCGCGGATTTTCCGCGTTGCAGGATTCAAAGTCTTCCAGCGCCGCCGCGCGGCTGATGTAATCACCCGCCATGCCGCACCTCCACATTTGCCTTTCCCAGAAGATCGTCTAGGTCTGTTTCATCGCTGTTCGCGAGGAAATTGTCATTTTCGTCGTAGTAGTTGTAAGCCGTGTATGCGCGAGCCTGGATTCCGGCGTATTTCTTGAGCAGTTTATTCGCCCCCTCGATTCCAAACGTGCAGGCATCTTCCAGTTCTTCCATCTGCGATTTTGAGATAAACTTAGCCATCATTTACCCTCCTGTTCCATGCCTCAATAGTTGACGCATATCAACTTGCCGTATTACCAAAATGCACCTTCATCATAATTTTCATCCCTCTTGTTCCATGCTTCAGTGGCTTGTTCTTCTGTGTCATAAATATACACACCACCTAAAATCCCGCCATCGCACTCATAGCTTGCAATCGGGCATCCCGGATTTTCCTCATGAGCGTGGTGAAGCATAAAGCCAAGTCCACTATAGGGATGTTCTCTATATGCCTCATCATGTAGATTCCCTTCGTCATCGCACAGAACAATGCTAACTTTACCGCCACAGAACGGGCACGGTTTCAGTTCAGCCATCCTTCTTGCCCTCCATTTCCTGAATCGCCCGCTCGGCTTCGTCGCGCGTCAAAAATATTCTCTTCCCGATTGCATTTTTATCGAAAGCCGGGCCGCCTGCCGTCTCGTAGATGACCTCTCGCACCGTGTGCTCATACACCCTCACCCCGTCAGTCTCGTACACCTTGCACGGCAATATAATGACGCGCCCGTCCTTGTCGGCCTCGGCAAGCTCGCGGAGGCGGCTAGGCTCCACGCCCAGCGCCTGCGCTGCCAAATTTATCATCGTGTCCTCCGTAAATGGAGCCTTGATTTCCTCCGGCGTCAGGCCGCTGTCCTCGTAGGACGCAAGGCGCTCACACACCGCTGTTTCAAACGGGCAATCCTTGATTTTGCACCCGCTGCCGTAGCACGGTTCTTTAAAGCAGCGCGGGTAATAGGCATGACGGGTTTGTCCGCCATTCCATTCAGTCAGTCGCTCCACGTCTCATACTCCTTCCCGATGTATTCGCAATACTCCATTTCCAGCTTCGCGCCCGCGCTTTCCTTCGCATCCGGCAGGAAAACAACCGCGTCCGCCACGTCGATCATTGCAAAGCAGATCCGCATGTAGTCCTCTCGGCTCATGCCCTCCGGCAGCTCGGCAGGATTGAGCACAGTGTGCCCCTGCCCGCCCAGCTGTATTTCTGCCGCTGCAAATTTATCCCGATACCCCGGATCTCCGGTGATTTTACCGGCTATGTAAATCTTCACGGCAATTCCTCCACATACCGCCAGCTCTGCGGCGGGCGGGTGACCGGCTTGGGTTTTGCCTTGAGCGCTACCTCTACCTCATTTGGCACAGCGTAAAATTCCCGCAGTTCGCGCGGGGTGTCGTAAATCTTGAGATTGGAGATGTGCCAGCCGAAGCCGGTGGCAGCTCCGAGATACTGGTGCAACTCCGCAGGCTCTAGGCAGGTTGGCCGCGCAGCATCCGACGGGATCCTTCCCGCACCGTTAATGTTGATGATCTGATCGCACAGAAATTCCCCGATGACTTTGCCGTTTCCGCATTTGTAGATGTAGCACTTAAACGGCGTATCCATCCTCGGGCGCGTCTTGCGCACCTCAATGGTCTTCTGCCCGTTGATGATCTTCTCACACCACTCCGGGTGGAGGCTGATTAAAACAGCTTTACTCATGCTGTGCCCTCCATCGCCTTCCCCCACGCGGCCAGCTGGGCGCGGATCGCCGCGCAGAGCTTTCCGGCCTTATCCTCGTCCTTGATGTTGGAAATGGCCTGTGTCAGCTGGTTAAAGGCTGCCTGCCACTGGTAGAAATACAGCTGTGCAGCCGTTACGTCTTTATCGGACATGGCAAGCTTTTTGCGCAGCGCCTCGACTTCTTCGGTCAGACGCTCCTTTTCCGCGTCCGAAGATGCGGCTTCCGCCATTGCCTTTGCCGCCGCCAGCTGCTGCTTCAGCCCTTCCGCCTCCTTGCGGACGCGCTCGATCTCCTGTTCGGTCTTTGTGGTCTGCTTCCGCCATTCGTCGGTTTTCTTGCGCAGCTCCGTTTCCGCCTGCGCCCGGACCTTGGCCTCCGCATCCCTGATTGCCTGCTCGTCGCGCTGGACGGCCACCTCGACCGGGCGATTCCGGAGCGCTTCCAGCTCGTCCGCCATGCGGCAGGCCTCATCCTTCGCGGCGGTCAGCTCATCTTCCATGCCGCGCAGCTTCTCATAGGCCTCCTCGGCCTCTTTCTTCGCATGCTCGGCGCGGAGGGAATCGCTGTTTGCCTGCCGCAGGGCGCTTTCGCGCTCCTGCCGGGCGGTATCGCGTTCTTTGATCGCTTTTTCCAGTTCCCGGGCGGAAAGATTCTCCGCATCGACCGCTTCGGCGAATTCCTCGCGCTCGTCTTCCGGCACGGCCAAAAGCCGCAAAGCATTGGAAATACTGAGATTTTGCAACGTTGACGATTCTGGAACAGCCCCGAAAATGCCGATCTGCGCCGCGCCGTATTCATTGAATACCCGCATAAATCTGGTCGCGGTCGCCTGGGAAAACTCCGTGTTTTCCTTCAGCCACGCGCCCCAGCCGCCATACGGAACCATGCTCTTTGCGGCCTCCAGCCGCCGGCCGATCTCGACGCCATAGTAAAGCGTCATGGCCTTTGCCTGCCGGGTCAGCTCCCGGATCTCCGCCCCGAGCCGTTCGGGGGATACTGTCAGATTCTTCTCACTCATGCCGCAGCCTCCTTTTTCTGTTTCTTTCCGGCAATCTTCATCCGCCGGATGTGTTCAAGCCATCTGTCTACAAATTCCTGCACTTCTTTCGTCGGCGGGCAGTTCCGCAGGCCGTGATTCTGAAGCTCTTTCACTGTTTTCAGTTCCACCTGCAGGGTAAACCACGGCTTGTCCGGCGCATCCGCGCGGCGGATGAAGAAAATACAGCTGTCGCCGCGCGCCACGGTCGCGCCGTAGGTGCCGACACAGTGGTGAAGGGCACTGCCCTCATCGACCAGTTCTTCCTCGGTATGGACGGGCCGGATGCAGATCCCGCCGTCCTCCCAAGCCCACGCCTCCAGCGGCGCGACGGCCTTTTCAAACGCCGGGCGGCGCTTTTCGATCTCGGCTTGCTTCCTGCGCTTTTCTTTTTCGTTTCGAGCGATGCGCTCCGCCTCCACGAGCCGGTCGTGCTCGCGCTTGAGGCTTTTCGGGAGCTGGACGTGCTCATCCCGCAGGTCAAGCCCTGCGCGCCGGGCCATGTTCCAGTAGTCTAGCAGCATTGCGATGTCGGACTTTTGCCGTTCCAGATACCGCAGGCAGCGCATGACGGTCAGCCTGCCGCGCAGCAGCTGCATGCTTTTTCCGCCTGCGGCGTCCGGCAGCAATACCTTTTCGCTGCACAGCTTGTTCAGGCCGTAGATCTGGAGCTTTTTCAGCAGCTTCCAGTCCTCCGGCAGCCGTACCGGCTCAAGCGCCCGCACCATCTTGTATTTCGCAAGATCGTCCTGTGTCCATTTCTCCCGGACGCAGAACGCAAATTCCTTCTTGTCCAGCCCCAGCATCCGGGCCGGCCGCTTCTGCTTCCAGTCGACCACCCATTCCAGCTTCGCGCTGTGGCCGCCGCAGTAGTCCCAGCTCTGTGTATCCCACGCGATCGCCCTTGCGACCATGCCCCCGCAGCCCTGAACGATCAGATTCTCAATGTTCCGGTGCTTCTGCCAGAGGCGCAGATACGCGACGGGCCGCGCCTCGTCTCCGGCCGCTTTCAGGTATTGTAGCAGAGCCGAATTTTCGATGGTCGTTCCGGATAGATTTTCCGGCTTGCGGAACCAGTTTTCCTCCAGCGTCTTGCCCCATCTGTCGTCGCAGCGCTTCACCTGCCGCCAGCGGTCAAAATATCTGATCGTGGTCATGATCTTCTGATAGCCTGTCAGCCGGATGGTCTTTCGCTGCTCAAAGACGTAAGCCTCATACGGCCACATGCGGTAGACCTTTTGCGCGTCCTTTCCGATGTTCCGCTCCGCCCGCCAGCCTAGCAGGACGAATTTGCTTCCCAGCTGCCACGGCTCGCAGAAATAGACGTTGTCGTCGATCCCGGCTCTCGACAGCTGCCCGATGTGCTTTGCCCGGAGCTCCGCTCCGCACTGCGGACACTGGAGCTTGTCTTCCGGGCCGATCTGCATGACACCGTTTATAAATCCGAACGGCGTCCAGCCTTTTCCGCAGTCCGCGCCTCTGACCTTCTCAGCGATCCAGCTGTTGCAGCAGGCCGTACAGGTCACGGATACAGCGTTTTCACGCATGCCGGTCAGCGGATCGCGATAATATGTATCCCGGTAGATCGCGTACTCTGTTTTGAATTTCGTCCGGATGCACCAGTCCAGCGCACCCTCGGACGGCTGCCTCGGCAGCCGCTCCTCATAATCGATCTGTTCGCTCATCCGAAGAAATCCTCCAGATTCACGATGTTCTCTGCCGGCGCCGGAGGCGCGGCAGGTTCCGGTTTCGGCGCGGCCGTCTGCTCCGGCAGGCCGAAGTATTTGCGGATGGTCTTCTCGGCCTCCGGGCCGGTGCAGCAGCTCCCGTTTTTTCTCGCAAATGCCCGGATGTTGGCCTCGCAGCCCTTGAGGCTCATGCCGCCGTGCTTCAGATCGTCCAGCACCAGCTTTGCCGCTTCCTCATCCGGCGCGATCATCTCCAGCAGCTGCTCGCCGCACATCCACACCGGGCCGCGCGGCCCCTGCTGCTTGCGAATGATCTCTGTTACCTCTTGCAAATATTGATTCTGCATGTTATAGTCTCCTTGTACTTGATTTGTCATGGAGAAGTGTAGGCTTCTCGGTCCTCGCCTGGCTGGAACCGGGCGAGGACATTTTTTATCCGAGCAGACCGCCCGGCTTATAGTTGAGCTTGGCCACGGCTGCGTTCTGGTGATATTCCTGCCGCTTGAAGCTGTATCCCCAGCGTTTAGCCGCCCAGAACAGGGCCGCTGTCTTGTCTGCCGCGTGAACGGTCAGCTGGCGGCCCGCGTAGCTGACCACAAAGTAGCTTTTTCCTGCATACCCGGGCTGCTCGACGATCTCCTGGCGCCGCGGCGCCCGCTCGCCGGGGTAGTCGATGCTATTTCGCAATGTGTTTGCGCCTCCTTATCTGGTTGTCGGCATGGACCATCTGCTTTCCCGCTGCAAGATCGGGCTGCAGGCTGTCCCTGTCTCGGTGGTTGACGTCGTAGATGTGGTTCCGGATGCTCTCGTAGAGCGTCCATGTGCAGCACCCGGCGCGGCATGTGCCGCTTCGGTCCTGGCAGTTCCGGCCGCAGGGCGGCGGGATGGGCCGCATGCGCGGCGCAAAGTAATTCACTCCGCTTCCTCCTGTACGTGCTGCAGCCATGCCGCGAGCGTTTGCAGCGCCGACTCGCGCCGTAGAAGGTCTTCGACCGTATCCCGGTCGACACGCGGCATGCTCTGCAGAATCTCCCGGTCGTTGGCGCAGTCATCGGCAAAAGCCAGTACGGCGTCGATGATGTCGGCCAGCTGATCCGGCCGGAGCTCGACCGTGATCTTCGGTTCGTCCATCACAGGATCCCGTAGGTCGTCAGGCCCAGCGCGATCGCGCCGGTCGCGACGCATGCGTCGGTCATCTCTGCGTACCCGGCGATCACCGCCAGCACAAAGGCCGCGCCGCCCAGCCACACGCAGCAGGTCTTTGCCACCCGCCGCATGGCCTCCTGGTACCGCAGCTCCTCCAGCAGTCGCTCCTGCCGCTCCCTGGTCTCTTCCTCCGGCTCATACCCGAGCCGCTCCGCAAGATTGGTTCTCATTCTGCGTCCTCCTTCGTCTCCGGCAGGCGTTCTGCCGATTCTACCAGTGCCATAAGCCGCTTGTAGGTCTCCGTCCTTTCTCTGGCGCGTTTTGCGAGGTTTGCATGCCGTTCAGACAATTCCGCCACTTGCGCGTGTGCAGCCATGTTCTCGTGCTCATTCGCCTTGTTGTTTACCATGATCGCAAGCAGCTCCAGCGTGTGCTTCAGCTCAAACCAATCGTCTCCGCTGAGAATCAGTTTCCGCATTCCGCTTATCCTCCTTCGTCTCCTGCATCCGCCTGACGAGCCGCGCCAGACGGGCGTTTTGTGTCACGAGCTTCTGCGCGTCCAGGTCCAGCCCCTTGCGCTTCAGCCCGTTTATGATCTGCGCCGCCTGGCACTCACACACCATCGCCGCTTCGATCAGATCGTGCAGCTCCTGCGCATCCAGCGTCAGGGTGTAGGTCTTTACCTTCGCCATGGCTCAGCCTCCTATCTCTGCACCATCCACCGTGCCAGCTCCGTGAGCGACACCGTGTACTTGTTCCCGATGTGCCGGGCCGGGAACCGCCGGTCGGCCAGCAGCGTCCGCCGGTCGATGCCCAGCGCCGCCTGGCATTCCGTGATCCCGATGGCCGCGCGCCCCGGGAACATATCGGTCAGCAGCTCCAGCTGCGGCCGGTATCCTTCCAGCTCTCTCGGCATCCCCTCACGCCTCCTTCTTCTCGTTCATCAGCTTTGCCGCCGTAGCCACGCCCTGCATATAGGCGATCATGACCTCGATCTGCTGCTGGTTCATGTGCTTCATCTCATGCAGCACACCCTCGACCTGCTTCTTCTGTTCCTCTGACATTGTTCTCACCTCGCTCGGTTCATTTCTTGGTTATACGTTAGCATACCTCAGAACCGTTGTCAAGCATAATTTCATTCCTCGGTTATATTTTTTCTTGACATTTCATTTCCGTTGTGTTACCTTGTGGCTAGAAGGTGGTGAAAAGCTTGAATACTATCAACGATCGAATCGCTTATTTAATCAAAGACCTTGGTATCACAAAAACGAAATTTGCCGAAACCATCAACTTGAGCCAGCCGTTCGTGTCCGCCGTTTGTTCCGGTTCAAAAATGCCCAGTGACCGCACAATCTCGGATATCTGCCGAGAATTCAATGTTTCGCTTGCTTGGCTGGAAGACGGCGAAGGGGAAATGTATGTCCAGCGCAGTGAGAATGAGCGCATGGCGATGCTCTTTACCGACGTTCTGGCCGAATCCGATGAATCCACCCGCAAACGCGGCATTGCAGCCGCCCTCGAAATGCCCCCGGAGTTCTGGGACAACATCCTCGAATACGCAAAAAAAATCACCGGAAGCAAATAACCTGCTTCCGGTGTTCTTTTTTATTCGTCAAAATATACAGAAAATCTCAGGTGTGCTTGACTGCTCCCTGCATTTTCTGTATTCTGGTAGAGGGTGGTATTTATGCGGACGTATGCCGAAACAATGTCTATAATCTGCGTCGTGCTTCTTGTTCTTCTCATCCTTTGCACATCCTGCTCTCCGCGGCAGTACACAAGCGATGACTTGGAAGCAGCACGAACTGAGGCTTACCAAGATGGATATCGTAACGGATACGACGACGCAACGCTCGGACTCAGTTACTAATATCTCGGTTCCCCATTATTCCGGTAGCCGCTTTTCCGCTTCAAGCAGTCTCCCACACGCCCCCGTTCTTCCAGACCCTCATATTGACGAAAAGGCATATTGCAAAGAGATTGCAGCCGTTCAAAGCAGCCTTTCTTTCCCTCTTTCCAAAGGCAAATACAACCCATACTCTGGCAAGCCCATTCAGACACTTCAGGACTACGAATTCTACTGTCAGTGTGTTGCGCTTCGCCGTATTTATGACAAGAAGTTAGCTTCTGTATCTGCCGTCGTCCACTCTACGCAGGACGTTCTTTCTGCCGCAGATGCTGTCGTTATGGATTCCCGCAGGAGCGCAGCAATAGCCCGCCAGGAGGCCGCAATCGCAAAGCGTGAAGCCGCTTTATACAAGCATGACGCAGCAGTAACTAAATCCGAATACGCTGAGTTGAAGACGCGCTTTGATGCTCGGAAAAAAGCTACCCGTCTGGGGTTCGTTGTACTTGTCGCTTTGTTGGTCGGATTTTTTCTGTTTCACGCTATTTCTCGCCCCGCAAAAAGCGCTCCGCATTCCGCTCCTTCTTCTGCATCCGATTCTTCCTCGCGTGAATCTTCTGGTGTTGGCTCTAATCGTCCATCCGGTTATGTATCCAGTGAATATGTCGGGAATAAAAAGAGCCATAAATTTCATCGTTCATCGTGCTCCTATCTTCCTGATGATGATAACCGTAGAATTTTCAAATCCAGAGATGCTGCCATTGACGCCGGATATGAGCCATGCGAGCATTGTAACCCATAACGTTCTGCCGGAACGGTTTCCCGTTCCGGCGCTTATTTTATGATGCTCCGCAGGAATCGCAGGATGATTTTCAGCTGATCCAGTGTGGCCCGCTCTAAAGTGTTTTCAATCTGTTCCATCGTCTTTTCCATTCCCGTCTCCATTTCTCCACAAAAACCGCGTTCATTTTTTGTTAATCTTTGCCTCTTGTTCGTGCCTCCCAAAAGTTGTAAGATATAGGTAGGCGTTGCCCGCGCCGCTGGCCGAACAACGGCGCGGGCTTTTGTTTGCGCAGGCGACCGGGAGCCGTCTGTATCTGAAGCATGGCATACTCCGGTTGGGTTTGTAAACCTGTCGGTTTGGTTTTCAGCGTAGGTTTTTCTGAAATCTTACTGCCACAGGTGTGGTTTTTATATATGGAGGGATGGTTTTTGTCAGAAAAATTGTGGGAAACATGCCGCGAAGCAAAGGACACCATGCAGCCGCATAAGACGAATCAGGATATCGCTGACGAATCCGGCGTATCCGTCAATGCCGTCAGCCAATTCCTGCGCGGCGAGACTACGAAGCCGTACATTGATACCGTCGGCCCGATTTGCGCATCCCTCGGCGTATCAATGGATGAGCATTTCGGCGTCCCGCCTGCCGAGCCTGCCGAGTCTTCCGATGCTGAAAAACTCCTCGCCGAGAACGCGGCCCTTCGTGCGCAGTTTGCCCAGCAGCAGAAGTCCCTGCACATGCACCGGCTCGTGACGCTCATCCTCTTGGGTATTCTTTTGCTGTGTGCCCTTGCGCTTGTGGCCGACGCGCTCATCCCATCGATCGGCTGGATCCGCACATGAATAAAACCGCCCCGGCCGGCGCCGGAGCGGTATTCTTGGAGGTTTTACGATGCCAATTCCCAAATACTATGTCCGGCCGGACGGCCTGCATGAATCCATCATCACAGTCAACGGCAAGCGCAAAGCGTTTCGCGGCAAGACAGACCGCGAAGTCTGGAACAAGATCAAGGCCTACCGCGCTGAAGCCGAGAAGCCAAAGACCGTCCCGTTCTCCGACGTCGCCCACGCCTGGTGGAACGAGATCGAGCCAACGCTTGCGCCGAATTCCCTGCGCAATTATTCCCCTGCCTATGAGCGCGCCGTCGCGCAGTTTGGCCCGGAGGATGTCGCCACCATCACAAGCAAAGAGGTTGAGACGTACATCAACCAGTTTGCCAAGACCCACGCAAAGAAGACCGTCATCACCCAGCGCCAGATCATCCGACAGATCCTGAATAAAGCTCAGCGCGAAGGTTACGTCTCTTTTAACGCTGCGCAGGCAGTTCTTCTTCCAAAGAACCTTCCGCAGAAGCGCCGCCACGCGCCGCCCGCTGATCAGATCCAGAAGATCAAGGACAACCTGAACGACGACTTCGGCCTGTTTGCCTTCCTGATCTATTATACCGGCTGCCGCCGCGGCGAGGCCGAGGGCCTTCGTTACGAGGATATCGACCGGGAGAAGGGCCGGATCTACATCCGCCGCAGCGTCTACCATACCGGCCCGACGCCCCAGATCAAAGAGCCGAAGACTGCCGCCGGCATCCGCCCCGTTCCGTTGCTCCCAGCGTTGGCCGCTGCGCTTCCGCAAAAGGAGCACGGCTATATCTTTTCCAACGACGGCGGAAAAAGTCCGCTCCCCGGCTGGTTCGTCACCGACCAATTCGACGCCTACCGCAAGCGCACGGGCGTCACCGTCTCCCCGCACGAGATCCGCCACGGCTACGCGACCGCGCTCTACGAGGCCGGCGTGGACTTGAAACTCGCTCAAAAATTCCTCGGCCACGCGCAGCTCTCCACCACCATGGATATCTACACCGACATCCTCGATACCCGCATTGATAAAGTCGCCGCCCAGATGGACGCGGCCTTTTAATTGCACTTTTTCACTGTGTCGGTCACTGTGTTCATACCAGTGTATTTTCGTGCTAGGATATGCTACATTTTGCTACCTTGCGATTCTCGCCAAAAGTTTTGTTCCCGCATAAATAATCCGTTTTTTTAATGCTATTCCACCCGAAAAGATAAAAAATAAGACGCAGGAATTTAAATTCCTGCGTCTTTATCTTTGGTGGACCTGAAGAGACTCGAACTCTGAAAAAACACTGTATTTTCAATGTAAATTTGCAAACTGTGTTTATTCTGTGTCCAGTCCCTTTTCTGTGTTCTCAGCTCCTTGCGATATGCTCATAATACGCCATGAGCTTCTGTTCCGGCCCGGGGCCGTCTTTATCGAGCAGGAACGCCTTTGCCAGGGCGGCGTAGAATTCCGGGCGGTTGAGGCCGAACTCTACGGCGACTGGGTAATAGTCCGAGTACATCATGTTCATGGTCACGCCCCACGCCCAGCGCGGGACCACTGGTGTCTGAATGCCCATGCTCTCGGCCACGGCCGTTGTCTGTTCCATCGTCCAGTGCGGGCCGGTCGTGCCGTCTGCGTTGCGCATGGCTGCCGCCCACTGCATGGCGGTCGCGCGGTCAAACTCGACCGTCTCCGGCTCGTCGTGGTCCTCGAGCTTATCCAGCCGGCACAGCAGATCTGTGACTGCTGCGGCCTGCTCGACCGTACGCATGGACACCGGGCACTCCGCGATCTCCCGCAGCGCGGCGTGGAGTTTGTCTTTATACGCCTGCATGATAGCACCTCATGCGAGCTTGAGCAGCCCCGTGCAAAGCTCGATCACGGAGCCTGCGGCCGTGCTGTCGGTCGTCGCCACGAGCGTGAATGTATGATTGACGCAGCAGCAGCACCCGGACAGCTCCAGATCCGTCTCCGTGTGGATCTCCGCATTGCCGGATGCCGGCAGCGTGACGCGCTTGAGCGTGCAGGGCAGCGCGACGCCGTCCATGTACCACTGCAGGGTCAGGACGCCCGCGGCCGTCGCCGCGATGACCGCATCTGCGGCCAGATGATACAGGCCGATCTTGACCGTGTCGTAGCTCTGCGGCTCGACCTGGATGGACGAACCGGAATTGACGACCTTTGCCCCGGCCAGCGTCAGCACGTTTTCGCTGTCTGCCGCGAGCAGTTGGGGCGCGTTATTAAAATATCGGACGCATGATTTTTGATACGCCCGATTTCCATTGCCGTTATTACAAGCCATTTTCATTACTCCTTCCGTTTGGGCTTATGTGAAGGGGCATTATGCCCCGGATAGCTATATCAGGATGGGTCCGCGTCAGCCGCCGCAGCCGCACGGATTGCAGGGCGGGTTCTGGTAGTACCGGCCCAGCTGGCCGAGGATGTACTGCGACTGCATGTAGTCGTTGTTCGCGGCTCTGCTCTGCGCGAGCTCGTCGCGCAGACGCTGGTTCTCCTGCTGCTGCAGGAGCGTCCGGGTCGCCTCGCCCTCGGCGTGGATGGCCGTCTTGATCTCGCACGCGTTGATGCTGGAGTTGTAGTTGACGCCGTCGATCGCGCGGAGAATGTCGCAGCAGCACTTCTGCTGCACAGAGATGCCGCTCTCCGTGACGGACTGCAAATCGCGCAGCTCGCCGAGGATGTTGTAGGCGTTGTCCTTGACGGCGCTGGTGACGTCGTACGCGCCCTGACGCGTTGCCGCGACACCTTCGTTGTTCTGGCGCTCGAGGGCTGCAAAGTCCGTCGCACGCTGTACGTCGGCCTGCGTCGCCGGGGCACTCTCGCCGCTGCCGCCGAAGCCTCTGCCCGCGAAGAGCAGGAAGAACAGCGCGATCAGGATGACAATGCCCCATCCGCCGAAGCCATAATCCTTATCCATGGTTTTCCCTCCTTCCTGGGTGGAATGAAATTTGATAGGCGCTTTCGCGCGGTATCACTTGCCGATCTGGCCGACGAGCTCGCCGACCGTCTTGTTTTTGTTTGCCTCGAACCACGCCTCAAAGCCTGGCTGCGAGGCCAGGAAGCTAAGCACCATCTGCGGGCTCTGCCCCTGCAGCGTCGTCTTCGCTGTCTGCAGCAGACCGTTCAGCAGCTTGTTTCCCCCGCCGTTTCCGCCCATCAGGGCCATAATCGGATTTTGCATTGAGCTTTCCCTCCAGTTCTTCGATTTTCCCGGCCATGCTCTGCAGGCCGGCCGTGATCTGTTTCAGCTGCTCCTGCAGCTGGTTTGCCGCCTTTTCCTCTTCTGTCGGCTCCGGGAAGATCCGGAACCGCGCGATGGTCTTGGCCGCCATGCTGTCCGTGCGGATGTAGTACAGCAGGTTCTCGGTCTCGTGCAGCGCGAGCGCGTTGTCGTTCGGCTGCATCTGCAGGTTGTTGATGCTGGCCTCGCTGGCCACGGTCAGCACGCCGAGCTTCGGCGGCTGCGGCGGCAGCTGCGGGCCCTGCGGCCGCGGCATGGGCTGCAGCTGGATCTGCTGCGCGCCGTCCATCTCCCAGCGGCCCGTGTACGGGTTGTACGCCATGCGGTATCGCCCCTTTCTGCTACCATTCTAGCGTTTCCCCGTCCCCGCTGGGGGGCATTTGTGTACCATTTGTGTACCATTTGTGGGACATGCGGGCATAGAAAAAGCCCCATGAGCCGTTGCTCATGGCGCTTTCTCTT